GGCCAACCCCAACCTGAACCGCCGCGGCACGGATGGGGAGACTCTGCTAGCGGCGGCACACCGGGCCGTGCGCAAGGGTGGCAAGGCGTTGACGGGGTTCAAGACGGAAAAGATGTGCGTCAATGTTCCACACGTCGATCCAGCCATCGACCCTGGTGCGTGGGAGCTGGGGTTCGTACCCGGCGACCTGTCCGGCGCCCGGTCACGCGTGGCGCTGTGCTTCGACGTGGCGCCAGACCTGCAGCACGCCACGCTGCTTGCGGCGGCCGTGCTGCTGGACGACCGGATCCGCGTGGACACGGTGGACGCGTGGGAGGGGCCGCACTGCCTGCGCCTGCTCCAGCGGGGCCTGAGCCGTCACCTGGCGCGCATCCGTCCACGGGTGCTGGGCTGGCTGCCGGGCGGGCCGGCCGCGGCGTTCGCGGCTGACCTGAGTGAGCGCCCCGGTTGGCCCCCCAAGGGCGTCACGGTCCAGGAGATCCGGTCCGAGGCACCCGCCGTGTGCATGGGTTTCGCGGAGCAAGTGCATGCCGGGCGGGTGTTGCACTCTGATGATCCACTGCTCAATGATCACACCCTGGGGGCGGAGAAGCTCTGGAGCCGTGCCCAGACGTGGGTGTTCAGCCGCAAGGGCGGGCACGTGGACGCGACGTACGCGGCGGCCGGCGCGGTGCATCTCGCGCGGACCCTGACCCCGGGACCGGGCAGGCCTAGGTTGGTCGTCGCGCCGTAGTGGCACGACGTGACAATTGGCACGTCGGACGTGATCGTGTCAAGTGTCATCGTGTGCCATACTCCGCCCCATGACGTGGTGGGCACGGATGAGGCGCTGGTGGGTCGGCGCGCCCATGGCACAGTTCGACACGGCGCCGCGTCCGATCGATCAGGTGATCTTGGAATTCGCTGGGCGGTCCGGGGCCAGGATCAGTCGGACCGACGCGCTGAGCGTGCCCGCGGTGCAGCGCGGGCGGAACATGATCTGCTCGATCGCCACTCTCCCTCTCGCGCAGAAGGGACCGCAGAACAGGCCGGTCCGTAACCCCCTGCTGGAGCAGATCGATCCCGACGTGGCGAACGTCGTGACGCTGGCGCAGACGCTGGAAGATCTGCTTTTCGAGAGCATCTCCTGGTGGAAGATCACCGCTCAGGACAGCGCCGGATTTCCCGTTTTCGCGCAGCACCTCGACGTGTCCACGGTTTCGGTCGACCCGCCCAAGGACCGGCCGGTCGCGCCCCTGCCAAGCGGCATCGACCCGCGCGACATGTTCGTGTGGGTCGACGGCCAGCCCGTGCTGGCGTCACAGATCATAAGGTTCGACTCACCGAACCCCGCGCTGCTCAAGGTGGGAGGACGGGCGATCCGCCGCGCGATGGCGCTCGACATGGCCGCGGCGATGTACGCGGACGATCCGAGGCCACAGGACTACTTCACGCCGGCCGAGAACGCCGACGAGATCGACGATGACGAAGTGGCGTCGATTCTGGCGGAGTGGAAGGCGCAGCGTAAGAAGCGCGGCACGGCTTGGATCCCGCTGTCGATGAAATACAACTCGGTCGATGCTCCGTCTCCGGCCGAACTGCAATTGGTGGAGCTGCAGAAGCAGGCCTCGCTGGACATCGCCAACGCACTGGGCATCGATCCAGAGGATCTCGGTATCAGCACCACCAGCAGGACGTACGCGAATGCCATCGACCGACGTCGTGACCGCATCAATGATGTGTTGGCACCGTATATGCGCGCCATCACCGACCGGCTCTCAATGGGTGATGTGACGCGCCGTGGGAATCGCGTCGAATTCTTGCTCGACGATTACATGAAGGCGAATCCTACGGAGCGGTGGGCCTGCCACAAGATCGCAAAGGAGATCGGCGTGTTCTCACCCGAGCAGATCCGCGTGAAGGAAGGCGAGGAGCCGGGGGCACCGAAGCCTCCTCCCGCCCCGGTCCCCGTGTCTCCGTCCACAGTGGAGCCGGATGAGGATGCCGACGCGCCGGAGAAGGTGGCAGCGTCCACAGTGGTCGGTGCGACGTTCGATGCTGGCGCTGACACCACTCTGCATTTCGCGGACATCCCCGTGCTGTCGTTCTCCGTCAACCGCGAGACGCGCATCGTTGAGGGGCTGGCCATGCCGTACGGCGTGATCGGCACCAAGTTCGGCATCAAGTTCCGGTTCCTTCCCAACAGTCTCAAGTGGAATGAACGCGCTCCCGGCCGTGTCAAGTTGTTGCGGCAGCACAACATGGAGCGTCCGATTGGGTACGCCAAGCTGCTCTCCAACACGCCCAACGGTCTGCGCTCACGGTGGAAGGTGGCCCGTGGTGCTGAGGGCGACGAAGCGTTACAGCTCGCGGAAGACGGCGTGCTCGACGGTATGTCGGTCGGAGTCGATTTCGACTTGTCCAAGGACGCGACATTCAACGAGCACGATGAAGTGTGGGACGTGCACCGCGCGGACCTACGCGAAACCAGCCTCACCCCTATGCCCGTGTTCGACGATGCGCGCCTGACCAAGGTGGCGGCTAGCAGAGAAGGAGTGTCCACAGTGGATCCATGCTCGACGTGTGGCCAGGTACACGCGGAAGGCGTGACGACCTGTGCCGCTCCCCCCGCCCCGCCCGCCCCTCCGGCCGGCATGACCCTGTCACAGGACCAGCTCACCGCACTACTCACTCGGCCCGGCGCGATCCAGGCGCTCGTGTCCGCCCAGCAGGCCGTGGCGGCCCCGGCGCAACCTAACAACTCTGGCGGGCTGAACCTGTCCGCCGAACAGGTCGACGCGCTGATCAAGTCGGGCCAGCTCGGCGTGCTACTCGGCGTGCCACAGCTCACCCCTGGTCCGACGCGCACCGAACCGACCGAGCGTCAGCCGGTCGATCCGACCAGGCGCACCGGTGCGCTGGCCGCGTCGCAGGTTGGTGAGCCCCTGCCGTACCGGTTCGACCGCGAGGGCAACCTGACCAAGGGTGCGACGTACGACTTTTCCACCGACCTGGTCTCCGGGTCGCGTGGCGATGGCGAGGCCATGCTGCGGTGTCAGAAGTTCCTGGAGGCCATGGCACCGCGCTTTACCAGAGACTTCGACGTCGACAAAGCGGACGCCGCCAGCCTGAACCCCAACGTGCAGCGGCCCGACATGTATGTCGACCAGCGCGAGTTCCAGAGCCCCGTGTGGGACGCGATCAGCAAGGGCACGCTGGCGGACTCAACTCCGTTCGTGTTGCCCAAGTTCAACACGTCCACGGGTCTGGTCGCCGCGCATGTCGAGGCGGTAGAGCCGACACCCGGCACGTTCACCGCGACGGCGCAGACCATCACGCCGTCGGCCGTGTCCGGCAAGGTTGAGATCACCCGTGAGGCGTGGGACCAGGGGGGCAACCCCCAGCTCTCTGGCATCATTTGGCGACAGATGACCAGGGCCTGGTTTGAGGCGCTGGAAGCTAGCGCCGTGGCGCTGCTGGACGGGCTGACGCCTACCGGTGTGACCCTGACCACCAACGCCGTCAACGCCGCGCTCGTGGGTGAGTTGGAAGCGTTCCTCGCCGGGCTGCAGTTCATCCGCGGCGGGTTCCGGATGCGAGACTTTTTCATCCAGATCGACCTGTACAAGCGGCTGGCCGCGGCGGTCGACACGACGGGTCGCAAGCTGCTCCCGTTGCTCGGGGCTGTCAACGCCAGCGGCGAGGTCTCCGAGCTGTTCGCGGACCTCAACGTCTCCGGGTTGCGCGGACGCCCCTCCTGGGCGCTGGCCGCGTCCGGCGCGGTCGCCGCAAGCAGCTACCTGTTCGACCGCAGCGACGTGCACGGCTGGGCAACCGCGCCACAGCGGCTGGAGTTCCAATACCGGGTGGCCTATGTGGACGTGGCTGTCTGGGGTTACAAGGCCCTGGCCAACACGGACCTGACCGGCGTCCGCGAGGTCATCTACGACCCGACCACCTGAGTCCACAGCGTTTGTCCACAGTGGAGTGAGAGGAATCAACCATGGTCCGTACGCAGGACACTCCGGCCAGCGCGATGGCGAAGGCCGGAGCCACGAAAGAGATCGACCCGATCGACCCACCGGAGTCCGGTGCGTCGGACGAGCTGGCCGCACTGCGGGCCGAGAACACGTCACTGCGCGCCAAGCTCGCCGCTGTCGACCCGGCGGCGGTCCTCGCCCTGCCGGTCCGGCCCTCGTTCCTGATGAGCGAGGGAACGTGGACCGACCTCGAGACCTACGGCAAGATCACCGATCCGGCCACCGGCGGAGTGTTTGAGCTGGACCGGGGCTCGGGCAAGGTCACCCACACGGACCGCCGCACCGGCACGGTCACTGATGTGCCGGGCGTCGAGCGGATCCGAGAGCGTCGCGCGCAGATCGCGAGTGAGCCGCAGAACTGAGTCTGAGTCCACAATGGAGGGAGGTGCCCAGCGATGACCTGGCAGCCGGACTACATCACCGAACAGGGGATGAGCGACTACGTGCGCATCTCCGACGATATCGATGATGTTGAGATTGCCAACGCCATCACGGGCGCCTCCCGTGCGATCGACTATCACACCAATCGGCAGTTCGGGTTGCTCGCCGCACCGGCTCAGTGGTCGTACACCGCGTGGCCGGACTACGACCGGGGCCTGTGGACAGTCACCATCGACGATCTTATGACCGTGGCTGGCCTTGTGGTGGCGACCCCCTCCGGGGGCGTGGTGACCGCGTACACCCTGGAGCCCCGGAACAACCTGGCGAAGGGCCGGCCGTACACCAGGCTGGTATTCAACCAGGACTCTCCCGTGCAACCGCTCTGGGGGGAAGACGTGCTCGTGACGGGCCAGTTCGGCTGGCTGGCTTTCCCGGCACCGGTGATATTGGCGAGCAAGCTCCAGTCGTCGCGGTTCCTGTCTCGTCGCGAGAGCCCGTACGGCATC